TCAGGTAATCTGAATACTTCTATCTTTGCAACTATTAGCTCGTTCCCAGCCACTACCTTTTAACTGCATAACAAAAGTATGCGTGCCAGCCGCCAAACTAAGCGATTGGCTGACCGATTTACTGTATATTTTCCCCGCAGTTTCCCTCGCCGTCCAAATATCTTCGGTCATGGTATAATCGCCGCTACTACCACTATTCCAGCTTGTTGTCTGATAGAAGTAGCAAGCCTGCGTTTCACTATCTACTAACACCCGGCCTTCCACGTAGGAATCTCCATCATCATTATAAAAATCAATATCATATTCAATGGTGATGGTTCGGTTTTCTGGCAGATCCACGCTAAGACTCGTTGATACATCCGTCCAACTCCCCCAAAAACCATCCGTATATAAATTAGTCTTAGATAAATTATGAAACCCGTCATTACTGTTCGCAATCGCATAGGTCGTGCTGCTTCTAATGGCGCGTAAATCAGACGCGTTATCACTATCCACATCACAAAGCCTAGCATATAAAATTTCGTTATCATTCTCCATATCGCGAAAACAAATATAGGTACTGCCTACGTCAAATTCATCCGTATAAAGAGGCACCGTATAAGTAGTATCATCTTTAAGATAGTAGAGGCTTTTATCCGTGGTAGTCGCGGTAACTTTCCTCTTGGTATCAACCTTGATACATACAGCGTTAACGTTTTGGCGAAGCGTATCTACGTTAATACTTACGGCCTTTTTCAGCACTCTAGCAGTATCCGCTTTTATCCTAAACGAATTAGCTAACTTTCGGGTAGTATCTACCTTGATTGAAACTGTATCTGCCATATCAGCACCACCTATGACGAAGAAGTCGCTGTAATCGTTGTCGCCACAACAAAGTTGACTGTCTTATCGTGCAAGTTTAACTCAGTTGAAATAGATGTATATTTGGCGTAAAACAAAGTATTTGTTGTAGAAATTGTGCTGGTGATCGTCAAGGCGGCCCCATAATCATTCCATGTTGAACCATCGCCAGATAAAGCCCAATAACTAGCAGTAGTACCGTCTGGTGTAATTACGGTACTACCTGTCGTTGCATAACCGCTTTCTGTCCGAAGGGCCAAGTTGAGAGTCCCGGACTCGCTGCCAGCTGTAATGCTACTTGAATACGTTATCGGGCTGGATTCATTGGCCACGCTTTTAACTGTAGCCGAAGAACTATGCGCCACCGTTAAATCAGCGGACAAGGTTATCACGTTGGTATCATAGTCAACGCTGGATATTGTCGCTATTTCAGAATCTATCTTAATACTTAAAGCCGCATAAAAATTAGTAGCGTCATCTACCGTGATTGTCGTATCGGCAATCGCAGCAGCTGACGCTAATGTTGTTGATATTTCTTCACTTACCTGGGTTCCGTCCGTTCCTCCGGACGTAGGACTATCGGTATAAACATGAATATACACGCAGCATCATCCTTTCTAGGCAATCCAGATATTGCCGCCAACGTTTCCGGTTGGAATATTGTAAGCTGTGCCAGTTGTATCTACCGTCAAATTACCTTCTGAATCCAATACCGGCAAATTATTGGCCGTATTCGTCGCGTGATAACCGTCTACTTTATCCGCATCGAAGTTTTCTAATAGCGTAGGCACTTGCGTATTTAAAAGGTCATTCATACAGGCATAAATATGCTCAATTTCCTTCTGTAATTTGTCAGCTTGGGTATAATCATTATCTCCATCGGCGCTGGTATGGTCCAATGGATACAATGGAGAATAACTCATGTCTATCTCTCCCCCTACAATTCCGCTATTGTCAGCGAAATGTTTCTTATTTTCACTAACCCTTTAGTAATCTTAATTGTTATATCAAAATCGGTTACATTAAAATTAACTTTTCGATCTACAATCACTAAACCGTTAACCCATATTGGCCGCTCACTACTATAAATAACACTTGTGTTGTTATAAACAGAAGGTGATTCTGCACTTAATGATATCGATTCACTAAACTTACCGATTTGAATATAGCACGTAGCGGTTTTTACACAGTAAAACTCTATATGGATTCGTTTAACATTTATTTCATTATCATTTCTGAATCGCTTGGATTTATAAACGGAAGTAACATAATCCTCATCCTCTTTATCATTAAAAGGATTAAGTATGTATATCGATGCTCCCATAGCAATATAAACGGCATTCTGAAAAGTAGCAATATCATTGATCGGGCTGCTAAACCGCCGCACACTATATGCATTTCGCAAATAGTTGTAAACGTAGATTTTACCACTGTTATCTACTTTGATCCATAATTGTTTGAGTGCAGGCAAATACCACATTCTAGCCGCCGAATTATTTGATGCAATACTATCAATTTTAGCCCCGATTTCACTTGCTTTAACCGAGCCATATTCGACTACCGTACCTAAGTCCTTTAAGCCGTACTGTCCATAAAAATAGACGTTATTTCCGGCCTGAATAGCACAAAAGCGATTTTGGCAATGAGCACTATCACTTACGCTATACAAAGCTTGGTCGGGATAGTCGCCTTCAACTCGAAATATCTTACCGTTGTTCTTAAATACGATAATATCCGCACTCAACATGACAACCGCGGTAATAAAGCCATCATCCTTATAGCCTATCTTTACTTTATCAGCATCGCTGGTCGTATGGGTATAAGTCGTACTATTGGTTGTCGGTGGATCGGTGCCAAGATTATATGTTGAGCCATCATCCGTCCATGATGTATCGGTAGTCGTTTTTAGCAAGGTTAATTCATCTTCGGTACGACCATAAATCTTATATTTCACCGCATCAGTAATCGCCGACCAGCTAATCGTTACACCGCCGGTTGCCGTCAGGGTTATTTCTTGCGTTTCCGAGGCGGCGGTTTCAGCATAAACCGGGTCGCTTCCATCAGTGGCCGTGTTCTTTACTGCAGACACTTTATATTGATAAATCCCTGCCCCTTCGGCATTATTAACTACAGTACCCAGGGCTTCCGTATCGCCATAATCATAAACAAGTTGATCTTTTTCACCCCGCTTATTGGCAGTAAAGGTTAGTACATTACTATCTCGGGTTACAGTCCAGCCATCATAATCATTGCCATTAGCAATTTTTTTAGCAATCTCAATGGCGGTTTCTAAGGTGCCGGTAGTTGTTGCCGTCAATGTTATTTTAGTAGGGTTAATAATGCCGGTGTCATCAGCGAAAATCCAGTTTGTTATATCACCAATACCGCAGTAATAAAAATAATCATTTTTCGCATTATAAACGATAACTCGGCCATCTTTTACAAAAGCAGCATCCGCTATTGGTGCATCGTCATCATCTATGGTTTGTAGGCCACTGTCAGGGTCTTTCTTATCGTAATATTGAATCGAACTACCGCTGCAAACTACTATCTTTTTATCAAACCGTGTATAAGACGGCAATTTGTAGCCGGATAAAGTGTACGTATTCAAGATACTAGCTAAGTCGGTTTCATACAGGCTGTTGCTATTCGAAAAAAGCATATTGCCGTCACCTTTAGAAAATAGCGTTTCTATATCGCCATTAGCAGAGGTATACACCTTGCGTAAGCCACCGCTTGATACAAGCATCCCTGATGAATTAAGTTCAAAGTTCTCTAAAACCTGGGATTCGGTTTGCCCTAATTGATCCGGCGTTATCGCGTAATTAATGCCGCCGGTAAAATCCGCTAATGAAAGTACCGTTTCATTGGTATGTTTGGTCGACTTCTGCATTAGCTTCCACCACCTTGCAGTAAAGCCAGGTGCTTTTCAAATAGCGCATTGTCCTGGGTTACATCAAATTCATTACGATTTAAGGCGTATATAGCAGTAAGCTCAATTAATAAAGGTTCAATACTGACCTTAAAGAGAATGGTGTCAGTGGTCGCACTAACATGACTCTTAGCCACATAATACCGCATGGTGGCCGTTGAGCCGGACAAAGTTTTTATTGTGTCGCCCTCCATATACAGCATTTGAGCGCCAACAAAACTGTCAAAGTCATCCGGTTTGGCAAGACTTCCATTTGTGACTTCTACCGAATTTATCATTTCTCCGTCTTTGATCCGAATCAAAAAAGCTGACAGATAGTCAAACGCTTGATTAAGGCAATCGATTAATTCACTATCAGGATATTCCGTGGAGGTTGTATCACGGATTTTCATCCTGACCTTGGTTAATAAGGTGCTGACTGTAATTGCCAACTATATCACCCCTGCCTAGCCTGAGTTAACATATCATTCAGTTGCTTCAGCATAGCCGAATCCTGGTCAATTGGCTTACCCATTTTGTTGATTGTGGCAATGGCGGCATATTGAGTCAGGACGCTTTTATATTGGTCGGGAAAGTCTATGGTTCCACTCCAAGCGGAAATCGAAGATTTTACCGTCCAATATTTTGCTGTTACCGAATCTAAATCAAGGAGCAGTGAAAACCCGGTGCCAGTCCTGGTGACTGGGTATTGCCCCACAAACTTAACAAACCCGGTAGGTAAGGTAGTAGCGGCGGTTATTGTTGCTTGGGTTATCATAATGGGGTCTTTAAAAGCAATAAGCTGGTTACTAAGCCAGCTTATTGCTTCGTTCACGTATGTAAGTAGCAGGTTATCGTCACCGATTGTAATTTTTCCCTCATCACGAATACGGACGCGAAGTTCAGGTAATATGTCAGAGCCGGTCATAGTGTTCACCTCCTGCATTTTAGAAGTTTGCCATTTTGGGGTAAGTCTCATCGGAAGGAAATGGGGATATTTTACAGAATATAAAACATGCAAAAACTGTTAGGGAGGGACAACAATGAAAAAACATTTTCTTACCTTCTGCTTAGTTTTGATGTTAGTCTTTGCTTTTTCTAGAATCACTTACGCGGCGGAAAATCCCTTTAATGGATTAACACAAGACCAAATTATTCACAAGTATTTTGAAGGAAGGCAATTAGATCCCATCGAAGGAATTTGGTTTTCATGGAGTACCGTAATAATCATTAAAACCACCGCCATGGATACTATTAAGGATTTTAAAGACTATGATTACCTCTTGGTTGAGTATTCTAGCAATCCCCAAAAAGCCGAGATATTTGGAGTACGAAAGTCTGATAAACCGCATATCTTTGGGTATGGGAAATGGAGTAGATGCCTTAGACAAATAAGCTCAATTACCTTAGTTTGGCCAGAGGATTCATACCAAAGTCCCGAATCTCTATTTATTACTCGTGTTTATCCAAATGAATTGTAGAATCATGCCCTCTTTTCTTATGCCAATATCTTCTTGATATTGGTCCATAGCAGCCATCCAGCAAGTTATTGTCATTATTAAAGGTACTTCCCAGAGATAGCACCTTTTGCTGCCATAACTGTTTTACCTGCTCCTTGGTGGCATAATCTCCGGGAGATAATAAGATTATGGCATAGTCAATAATTAGGTTATTAAATTCATCAGGAAAACCTGTTTTCTCAAATTCAACCTCACCGTCCGCATCAACAACCCTTTCACCTTCATCAAGCGGTATGTTCTCATTATCTTGGTCCATAAAAGTTAAGTGCCCGTAATACTGTTTTACTAGAGTATTCATTTCGCTTAGAGTTTCGTCCAGTGCATCTTGAATTTCATATTTGCTGTAGTTAACAGCATCCATATCTTTTAATTTGAGGCGTAATCTATAGATAATTGCACTAACGGCAGACATATATTCCACCACGCTTTATAAAATGGCCGGAGCAAATACGCCCCGGCCATTAAAATTTTTATTTTTATAACGAAAAAATCAACTTAGGAAGGCTGTAACCCCCGTTATTCCTAGGTTCTCTAATCTACAGAATAGAAATTCGTAGGGCGTTAGTAGTTGCTTGTATTAAGACTAATTATATAAACTTTAAAGGTCAGGATTTATGTGGCTTAATTCAAGGGCCGTTTCTGTTCCGTTACTATACAGCCCCAAACAGGCTGTGACATTCCCCTTCAAAATTCACCTAAGTTTTCTTAGTTTGATTGGCATGTGGCGAAACTCCTATTAAACATAGAAGCACATTTTCCAACGCACAATGCAGAAGCGACCGTGCCAACTCCAATTCCGATCACAGTATGCGTTGTAAGAAGGCAAAACACACAGGTAATCACTACCATCGTAATGTCATACCTCACTTTTGTTTTACCAAATTCTTTGCCGGTTTTTTGGCTGATCACTTTTACCGCGCCATCCGGCGGGTTGTTGACCAGATCCATGTGAATCATTAACACAGTCCCCAGTGCGGTAAAAACAATTCCCGCCACAAGTATTGTAATTTGAAGCAAAACACTTTTTGCCTCAACAGTAATCCATCCGTTCAGCAAGTCGATGATTTTGCCAAAAATAACACTGACAATAATCTGCAACACAATTCTTAAGTCACATTTTTTACGCAGTATTCCCTGGAAAATCACATTGGCAATATGGAAAAACATAGTTGCCGTTCCAAACGTTAAAATACTTATCTTAAACACTGCATAAGGAAGCGCGCTGATAGCGGAAACGCCAAGATCAGCTTTTGCATTTAAAACTATGCCAAGCGAAACTACCCACATTCCCATTATGTAAATTACAATTCTTTTCATAGTACTCATTTCCATTCCCCTTTGCCTAATTGTAATATTCTTTATATAATATATAGACCATGCCCCAAGGGCATGGTCAACATACTAAAAGAACATTTTGAAACGAGGAAAGAAATGAATTATTACCTTACCAGAGGCGAAATGGCAAAAGCAAGGAATATTTCGCTGAAAGCAATTCGGTATTATGAAAAAATTGGACTGTTAAACCCAGCATATATTGATTCCGAAAACGGATATCGTTATTATTCATCCGACCAGCTGATTTTGTTAGATGTTATTATTTTCTGTCATGAGATTGGATTGCCACTAACAGAGCTTGACAAATACAAAAATTCAGAAAAAATTTTCTGTTTTACGCATTTGCTGGAAGATGGACAGGCAGCCGCAATGAAAAAAATCAAGGCAATTCAAATCGGGTTATCAAAAATCCAACTGAACCTGCACCATATGCAGTCTTTAGCTCCATTTAAAGGGTGCGCAGGTTTTTACCGTCGCCAAATCGACGAGCGCAACGTGATTTGCGTTCCATGCAAATCTATTCGAGATAATCGTGATTATGAACGCTACGTGGCTTTGGCCTTAAAACAAGCGAAAGCGCTGAATCAGAATGCTACGTTTCATGCCGGTTATATCCATCAGCATAACGGTAACGATTGCGAGGACACGAATTGTGTATATGTTGAAATATTAGAATCAGATGTTCAGGATAATTGTTTTCAGAAGCTTCCTGCCGGAGAATATTTTTGCAAGCAAATTTCAAAACTCAACCTGTCGGATACGAAAACATTACTTGCCGATGCGGTAAACAATAAAGAATCCTATACCATTGTCACCTCAAACATGATAACTAATATTGAAGGTCACGAAGAAATACTTTTTGAGGTACAGTTACGCTGTTTATAAAAAAACAGCCCTTTCTTCCAAATAGCTTATGTAAAAAAACAGTCGACTGTTACTTCACTGATAATACTCATCCCACGATGAAACCCAGTGAGTTTTCGGCTACGTTGCTATAATAATAAAGCCGTTATTCCTTAGCGTCTGTTTTGCTGGCGAAACCCATATATGGGCTTTTTACATAAGGTTTTCTTAATAGAAAGGATCTTTAAGTCTTATAGAAAAATTAAAGTGTTAATTTCCATAAAGGTTTATTATAGAACTTTACTATTGATTAGTTATAATTATGTATTTTGGTAATTAACTCATTTCACTGAATTCTATTTATTGCCGGGGTTTTTATACCCCGGCAATATTTTTTTTATGATACGGTAACTTTGCAAGTTTCAGAAGTTAGCGTATACCCAAATATCGAACCGGACACAGTTAGTGTCGCGGTATCAGCAGCAACCCACGATGCAGCACTACCCATAAGTGTTACGCTTAATACTCCATCGGTCATATCATGGGAGCCTGCCGCCGGGGAAATGCTGGCTACTCCGGCAGTGGATGTATCAGCAATTGCCAATGTTACCGGGCCGTTATACCAGGAACAAACTTGACCATTTGCTGTTTCCAAGGTAACGGTAATAGTTTTGGTAAACCCGGTGCTGCCAGCCGATTCGCTAACAGTAGTCGGGCTGACATTCAACACCATATCACCTGACATAGCTTTAATAAAGCTAACCAAGGAAGCTCGGTCACCTGCACCGTTGCATACCATATGCTCATATAGGGCTTGTTGCCCATCAGTCATACTCATAAAGAAATCCTCCTAAAATCATTTAAGGTTTAATGGTAAGAGCTGCGCTCCCACCCTATTAAGCATCTTCTACGGATGCGGTATACACATGCAAAACTCCGTAGTCCTCACCGTTATATACCGATTTGGCAATTCCAAAGATTTGCCCAAATTCAAAACCTACTTTATTTTTATAATCGAACTCTTCTTCATTCCATTCCGGGTCACCGCCAACGGCAAAACAAGCAGCCTGTGCACCTAAGAATAAAGCATGTCCAACATCGATGCTGGATGCTCCACTTGCAGTAACTTCAACATTATCATTAGTGAAGATCAAAACTCCATCCCATATGCCTTCAGCGCCACTGAACAGCGGGTTATCTTCCCCCCGGATATTAGCATTCGCTTGGGCGGTAATCCATGTTGAATCATTTCTCAGATCACGCATTTGTTCTTCGGTTAAAATCATTATCCACACTGATTTGCCATTAGCTTTAATTGACCGGATTTTCGGTAGAATATAGGTTACACCATCGCGGGTATAAGTTGACCGTTTTTTCGCCTTACGCTTAGCCTTGGAAATCATGGCACAACTCATGGTATTAGTTGCCGCAATAGAACTAATAGCCGTAACGCTATCAGGATATACAATCCGGTTAGTAGACGGATCGGTATTAAGTGCATCAAAATACATGGTTTCAATTTTTTCTGCATTCCAGTCTTTTAGCGCATCTTTTGCCTCGGTACGAAGTTTAATTGAAGTTCGCTTTTCTGCCATCTTACCTTTTAGCCGGACAGCGTGACGAAGTTGATCAATGGTCACCGGGAAATCATAATATTCCATGGCTTCTTCATTGCCTTCTAAGACATCATCACCAGTTGTTCCATCCCCGGTAAGCGGCGCACGCAAATGAAATGTGATCTGATCTCCAGCATCTTTTTTCAGGGTATCATCATATTGAACGATGTTATCGGTACCAGTACCTACATAATTTGAAATAGTGGTATCCTTTAGGGCCATTGTCCAGGTTTGCTTTGCCCAGGCTTGCTCTCTCAGAGAAGCAGGAATGACAGGGCTTTCTGCAAACCGTTGAAGGTCAAAGCCTTTGAATTTATTTTCAGTCATAAAAAATCATCCTCCGTATTGGTGAAACAAAAAAACAACCTTGCGGAGAATGCTTGTTTGTTAGCTTTCAAGAACAAGTTTCGCATACGCTGGATACTTGCTCTCGAATTCTGACCAAGGCATTTCATTCATCAGCCGCGCAATTTCCTCGACATTAACGCTGCTTGACTGATTTGTGCCTTTAACAAGATTCGCTTTAGGTTGTTTTTCAATCTCAGTTAATTTTTCTTCCGCCGTTTTCTTTGCCAGTTTCGGTGGCGGTGCCGGATCGGTTTTAGGTGGCTCAGTTTCTTTTTCCGGTGGTTCTACAGATTTACGATATTTTGTTTGTGAGTTATTCCAATAATTCTTAACCACAAACAAGTCTTGCGGTGTACCCTCACCTTTTTCACAAAGTTGATAAGCACGTCCAAACAATTTCTGATCTTCTAACGGCATTGTCTTTAAATCTTCAACAAGTGCTAATTGAACTTCCTCGAAATCGTCTTGCAACGACTGTTGGTTAACAAACTGCATATAAGATTGAGCGTGCTGGCGGGCTTCTTCCGCAGCCTTTTGCTGTTTTAATTGATATGCTTCAATATTCCGGTTTACCTCATAGGTGCAAGAAGCCAGTTTAATATTGTCGCCGCGCTCCAAATCATCAGGTTCACGGCCATACTTCTGCTGAAACAGTTGCAGCGCCGCTTTCTCGATAATGTCGTCTACTGGTGGTGTTGCTTCCGGTGGAGCTGTCTGTATTGGTTGCTGGACAATAGGCTGCCGTTGTTGCTGGCGTAATTGCTCTAATTCAGCTTTAAGCGCTTCCGCTTCACGTTGTGCAGCTTTACGCTTACCACGTTCGTCAGCCAGCGCACCATATGGAACCGTCTTTTGGCCACC